TAGATGAGAATCCATATAATCAAAGTATCGTGCGACTGTTTCACCCCATGTCTCCCTTCGTTGTTCATCTTCTTTCCAACGTGCATAGCGTGACAGTGCTATGAAGTTCTGGTAGTCTGTTGGTAATGTATTGCTAATCATATTATTACTCCGTTAATGTTTTCATGTTTCTAATTTCAGCACCGTCTATATCATAGAAATATTCACGTATGCCATCTTCTAATTCTTCCCCAACCTGTCCATCTGCAGGAATTGGGTACTCATCTTCGTCCACCTCAATGGTAATAAACATCTTAACTTTTACCATCTGCCATTACCTCTTCAATTAATCTGTCTAAGTACCACCTAGCTTTCTCCAAATCCTCGACTGGTTTATTCTTATAGTCAAACCGCCAGAGGTACTTCATAATGTTACCCTGCAGGTAGTACTTGTACCCACTACCTGTAGCTGCAGATATAGCGTCAATACACTCAATGCCTGTTTGATTGTAGTGTGGCGGACTATTGACCATATCCGCAGAAGGGGGATAGTCTTCTAGGCTACCGTCAGACCACTTGGGATTTAATTCTGCTGCTTTGGCTTTCATAAACTGTTCGTGCTTCATCATGCGTTCCCCTTTGTCCTGCTGTTAAAGTTAAGGTGTACTACATTACCATCGTAGCTTTTTTCTACTCCGGCTTCTTCTTCCATTTCTACACTAATATCCATCTCTTTGTCAATAATTTTTGTTACGTATTCGTGAACAATATTGCGTAGTTCTTCTACTTCTTCCATAACGGGTACAGCAGCACACATCATCTTAGTAAAGTGCAGCACTTGGTGAAAGTCATCGTTGTTCATAGGATTGTCATCACCATACATGATAGATATGTCAACTTCTCCACTCCAAGTTCCGTCTTCATCAGCGTAAGGTCTTACCCGTATCACAAAATCTTCATCGTGCATTTCCCTAGCCATCTTGTCTGTAATGTTATCCATATCTATCTCCTTTTCACTTTTGTGCCACCAAACTTGATAAACTTTGGGTGCTTGTTTTTCCCTTTTTCTTTCAGCCACTCCTCTGGAATAATTCTATCGTAGTACCGAAATCCGTATTTAATACACCATTCACCGTATGTAGACTTAGCACCCTTGCGAAGTTTGCGTCTGCTACTCTCAAACACAAAACGAATATCCAACTTAGGATGCTGCTTTTTAATAGCCAGATGCTTGCGTCTATCTGCTGCGGTGAACTGTCCTTTTGTTTCAATAATTATGCCATTGGACAGCACGAAATCGGGGGTGTATGTCCTGTACGCCAAGTCTTCCCACTCTATCTTGACTGCCTCATATAAGAAATCAATCTTTAGTTCTTTGAGATAATCAGATACCTTGAGTTCAAGACCGCTACGATACCCATACTTTCGTGCTGCCCTAAATTGTTTTGCGTTAGCCAACGTCACGCCATGAGATAAATGGGCTACGGTAGCCTAAAGCTTGTAGTTCTTCGCGCAGGACTTTATCTGCTTCATTACGCGCTGATATTGCTGCACGTAAACCTGCGGTCTTCCGTTCACGATACTCCTTCCTAAGTTCCGCAAGGTGCAGTTCCGCTTCCTTGATTTGCTCTGCGAGTTCATTGATTTCATTCTCCATTTCTATACTCCTTTGCTAGTTCAACATATGCCACTGTGGGCGGGTTTTTTGCCTGTGACTTTACAGCAGGTAACTCAGTAAGGTTATCCCAGCAATCAAAGCGATAGCTGCAAAATTTACATCCGTCATTAAGGACTTTATTACCTGTGGGCTTGCCACGAAAAGTTTCAGGCACTGGTTCAAAACATCTTTCAAACTTGTTCTCCTTTACTTTATCTACAGTTTCTTTTATTCGTGCAACTTGTTTATCTACATCAAGTCCAGATGCCGCCAAGTATTTAAACTTGCCGTTTGCCTTGTTGATTACCCACCAACCACCTGCTTTTTTGCCAAGTGCTTTAGCGTATCCTGCAAGTTGGCTGACATAACCAAATCCATCACCGCCTGATAAGGAATCGTATGAGTCAAATTTGTTTCTGTATGACCAGTCTGAAGCTGATTTAATATCATCAACTGCACCATTAATGATAAGATCATAAGAACCAGAAACGCTATCGTCACCAAGGTTAAGAGAAACTTTGTTCGTATCTTCATATTTTACTCCTGCTTCTGTTAATAAACCTTTGAACACAGCTTCAACAATATCACCTATCATCATGTTCATTACGAATGTAGTAGGCAATGGTAATGCTACCTCTGGCTTGTTTTTATCATACCAGAGTTGGCAAGTAGGGCGACCTACATTAGACATACGTAATGTAAAATCGCCTCTACTCTTACCACTGCCAAACTGACGTTGCATAGCATCTACAACATCATTAGCAACCTGCTTTATTGTGTCATCTGACATAACAGACTTGCCATTAACTGCATCCTGTAGATACTTATGCACTGCCAGTTCAGCCGGATGATTCATTATGCTACTTCCTCTTCGTCAATTTCAATGTCAACTAAGTCATCCAACACTTCTGCATCACCATCTTCCATCTTTGCATTTGCATTCTCAGCCCATGCGTTTGAGATGTATGAGTTGTAGTTATCAACCCATGCTAAGAAGTCGGTGAACATGTTGTTGTCATCAGGTGTGACATCAATGACATCGTGAATGTTTAGTGACACAACAGGAACGAAGAAGCTATTACCGTTAGGCATCTTACGTTCTGCAGTGTTTGCAACAAAGTTATGCATCACAGGAAGTCGGCTCATCTTTGCAAGGCTTACGAAGATGTCGCCTACAACTTTAAACGCATCACGGTTATCAATCTCCCAGATAAATGGCGTTGCACCAAGTTCGACTGACTCACCTTTTTCATTCATTGGATTAGTCATCTCAACAGTACCAAGAACAACACGTACACGCTTAATCTGCTTAATTAAGTCTTGTGTCTTCTCTGGCAATGCCTTGAAGTCCTGAATGTAGCCAGCAGGCTTACCACAGTTAAAGCCACCATCATTGTCCTTGAGATCAACATTCAAGTCATCATGCATGATAGTCTTAATGTAGCGATTAGGTGAGTTTGCACCACCCATAACAAAACGCTTGTACATGTAACGCTGTACGAATGGACGTACCTTTATAGATGTAGCGTAGTATGTTGGACCATCTGGAATCGCCAGCTTGTATGTGCCGCCTTCAATTACTTCTACGTTGACATTCTTTCCATTAACTTCTGCAGTACCCATAACTGGCGAATGGTTAATCCGCAAACGAGCAAGAGAACTGCTTTTACTCTTACCTTTACCTTCGTTTGCAATACCCATTGCTTTCGCCATTAAAGCATAATTATTCGGGTCAATAGTTGTGATTTCTGTTGTCATATATTATCTCCTTTCTAAGTGAATGAGGCATAGTTATATCATGCCACGTCTTTTGTGTCAAGCCAATTCGGACCTATTTTTGCTTCTAAAAGCAGCGGCACATTAAAGTTTATACCCCAACGTGTCGCTATTAGTTGTGGTAGTGCATTATTAGTTTCGTCTATCACATTGATTACCTGCTGTTCTTCTTCAGGATGAACGTCAATGACTATGCTATCATGTACTGTGTTTACTATACAAGATTTTTTATCTTTCAGCAGTGTGTCTATGTGTAGCAATGCTATTGGTACAATGTCTGCTGTGGCAAATGACTGCACAGGATAGTTTTTAATCTGTGTAAAGTGACTTACACGCCCGGTAGACTTGCGTACTACGTCAGGAAACGAGAACTCTCGCCCACTAGGTGTGGTTATCTTCTGTGTTTCTAAAGCCTCTTTAGCCAGTCTGGAATGCCAATCGGCAACTCCTTTATACTTTTGCGTAAAGTGTTCGTAGTACTCTGCTTCCGCTTTTGTTCTGCCAAAGCCTGTTGCTCCGTATAACGGCGCGAATGTATGCGCTTTCGCATCCTGTCTACTCGTAGGTTGACCAGCATCACTAATAACTTTAGCGGTGTATGCGTGTACATCAAATCCAGTAGAAACTTCTTCAATCGCAACTCCATCTTGTGATAAATATGCGGCGGCTCTGAACTCCAACTGTGCAAAGTCAGCTTCCATTACCTTGCCACCTTCAAATCGTGACACAAATACTTTCTTTACAGGAAACGTGCCGCCACGTGGCATGTTCTGCATATTTGGGTCAGCACCAGACAAACGACCAGTAGCTGTACGATGCTGGAGAAGGCGTACGTGCAATAGCCCATCGTGCTTGGTGTTTGTCTGGATACCTTCCACAAAGGACGACAGATAGGTTTGAACAGCACTAAGCCTACGCACCTTACGTAAGAACTCCGCTGCATCTGTCATCCCTTTACTACGAGCAGCACCTTCTAATATTTCTAGGTTTAGTTTGCTTGTAGTAAAGCCTGTTGCACTTGCCCACTTAGGTGATGGTGGCTTAAACTTAAAGCCTGCAAGCACATCTGTTTGTTTAAATAAGAAGCCTTCGCCAGAACAGTCTGTACACTTGTTAGGCTTCTTAAACATCTCTCCATTCTTTTTTACCTTATGTACTGTGCCAGAGCCACGGCAAGTGCGGCATTGCTCTGCCGTTGTACGATAAAGACGCTCTGTGTCTGTAGACAGAAGACGATCAAACTCCTTGCTGTCCATGTATGGGTCAACCTTAGTTGCCCATTCCATCTTTGACTTTACTTTACGTCCATACACAACCCAAGACAATTGTTCTGGACTGTTTATATTAATAGGTGTATCTCCCATTACTTTACGTACGGTAGACTCAAGAGAAGCTTGAAGTTCTTTCTGCTCCTGCTCAAACTCCTGCCGCACACTGTCCAGAACATTTAGATCAACCTTGAATCCACGCTGATAGATACGTGCGAGACACACCGCTACCTGACTGGTTAGGCCTACTGTACCTCGTAGGCCGCCATCATCTGGTGTATTCAAACGATACATCAGCTTATCAGCAAGCCGT